TTTACGTTGGCAAAAACGTTTATCAATGCTCAAAAATTGAAACGATCAAGGATAAATAATGTTAGAGGTAATTTTACTCCGGCTAATTGCGGTGATTTTTATTGCTGTGGTTGTTTTTGGATTGGTTTATTGAGGGTGCAGACGATGAGTGACAAGGAAAAATCTGAACGTACAAAGCCGTATATAAACGTGGGTACAATCGGCCACGTTGACCACGGTAAAACAGTTATTGCCGCAGCAATAGTAGGAGCTATCGCAAATATCATGAAGGAAAATGTCGACACAATAACGCAGACGGCATCTTATCCAACAGAGAAGATAAACAAAAAATCTATTTATTCAAAAAAACGGTAATTAAATTATGAGTGAAAAAGAGTTAAAGATTTTAATTATTGGGTACGCTTGCGTTTGTGCGATTGTAATTCTTCTAACCGGCAAATGGTGGTAGCTATGAATAAACCTAAGGAATACAAATGCAAAGTCTGCGGTAACTATTTTGTTAAAACAATAAGCTCAACACAAAAGGTATGCTCACCTAAATGTGCGATTATTCTTTCAAAAGAGCAGGCAAGGAAGAAAAAAGAGAAAGAGGAAAAGGCTCAACTAAAAGAACGCAAGAAAAAGCTACTAGAAAGCGATAGAGGCCATTGGTTGAAAGCTCTTCAAAAAGAAGTGAATAAATTCATCCGATTAAGAGATAAAGGTCAGCCTTGTATCGCTTGCGGTGCAGTATGGAAACCAAGTTTTCAAGCCTCACATTTTATTCCACAAGGCAGAAGTTCATTCCTAAGATTTGACGAAAGAAACATTCATTCTGGCTGTATTAGATGCAATCTCTTTGTAGGTGGTGGAAACATACACGGATATAGACCAAGACTGGTCGATAAGATTGGCGAGCAAGAAGTTCAGTGGTTAGAAGAAAATCAACACAGAATTAAGAAATGGGAAATATCCGAGCTTAAAGAATTAATCAAGGTTTATAGAGCAAAAATCAAAGAGTTAGACGGGAGCCAAGAATGAGTTATAGCGTTGAGCGAATTTTAGAAAAATGGGGTAATTGCTGGGGTCGTGATAGAATTGGAACAGAATATCCAAGTGTAACACCAAGCATTCCTGTTTTACTGTCAGCCCCGCGTAAGGCATGGTTAAAACATTTGAGCGATGATGAATGTTTAAAAATTGAGGGCGCAATAATGGCATTGCATCGGGTAGATTTAGCGGCATATCAGGTTACGATGGCGCTATATGTGCAGCAGTTGGGCGAAAAGGATATTACACGCGCGTTGGCAATTTCCCCGGCTAAAATGTATCGCCTGCGTAATCGTGGTATCGGTTTTTTACAAGGAGCCTTTTCTATGTTGAAAATTAAGTATCATTACATCGGATGAAGCACAGCGAGTTCACTTATACCGGCGTTAATGTCAGCCGGAAAGTGCGGTCGATTTTGACCGCATTTTGTCACATTAATATTTTTCACTATTGCCAAAAGAAATCTTTTCATCTATTATTCGATGCAGTTTGAATTAATCAAATTACCGTTCTTTAACAGCGCACAGATTTAGCTGCTCACTCAACTTTTAGTTAGTGGGCTTTTTGTGTTGTTATAGATTTTACTTTTAAAGGAAACTGATATGAAAAAGCCTAAACATACCCGTTGCATTAGCAATTTCTTGTTGGGGTTTGGTTCCGTATTGAATATTGCCCCGGTTGTTTCTGCGTCTTCAACTATTGATACCGATTCAAACGAGTATCAATATTTTGATAATGCGTGGAAAGAAACTGGACAATATTTGCGTAATGCGATTGAAAAAAGAGAGAACGTATAATGTCTTCAAACAAGAAATCACTCAAAGTTAAAGAGAGCGATATTGTTGAGGCAGTAAAGCGCGATCCTACAATTTTGGAAGGAATTTTGGAAATTCCTGAGGCAAGAGAACTCATCATTCAACAACAGAAGATTCATTCAGGCCCATTGCCCGCTCCTGAGGATATTGCGCTTTATAATCAAGTTATAGATAATGGTGCGAACCGAATTATGGCGATGGCGGAAAGATCCCAAGAGTTATCTGATAAACGTTTAGAATATGAGTATTTATTAAAAAAAGAAGATCAGCATAACCAACATTTCGGACAAAAAGCCGGTGTGTGTACTGTGGTTCTTTTTACTGCCTTGTCAGCATATATTGCATATTTAGGTAATACTACCAGTGCGGCGTTATTAATGGGGGCGGGATTGGCTTCATTAGTTGCGTCATTTATTGTTGGCAACCATAAAAAATAATTTCTTTTCAAAAGCCTGTTTACAAAGCAGGCTTTTTTCATTATTATTTTTATCAAGGTGTCGAAACCTTACAAACAGCGGAAATCCGCACCCGTCAGACAAGCGGTTTTTTTATGTCCAAAATTTAGAATGATTTCCTGCCATTAGAAATCGTTTTAAACACTCAATGTCGGGCGGGAGGAGAATACAATACCCGAAAGGGGAATAATCCCAGCCGTCTGTTTGCGGCTTTCGAACCGCCCGACACCCTATTTAGGGTCAATATCGAAAATAACAAACAGGAGACTTTCTATGTCTAATCAATCTCAATTATCCACATACAACTTCGAGTCACACACTATCCGCACTTTAGCTATTAATAATGAGCCTTGGTTCATTGCTAAGGACGTTTGTGACACGTTAAAAATATCTAACGTAAGCGATGCTTTATTAAAGCTAGATGATGATGAAAAGGCGACTATCGGTTTAACCGACAGTCAGGCAGGAAAAGGCGCTCAAATTATTTCTATCATCAGCGAAAGTGGAATGTACACTTTAATCCTCCGCTGCCGTGACGCAGTGAAAAAAGGATCTACTCCACACCGTTTTAGAAAATGGGTTACATCAGAAGTATTACCTACTATTCGCAAAACAGGAAAATATGAATCAAAAACAACTGCAGACGATCGTACAGGCCTGCGTAATGCCGTAAATATGTTAGTCAGCAAGAAAGGCTTGATTTATTCCGATGCTTATAATCTTGTTCACCAATACATGAACGTGGAACGCATAGAAGACATCCCCGCCGACAAATTACAAAGTGCGGTTGAATATGTGCATAGAATTGTGCTTGAAGGTGAGCTTATCACTGAACAGAAAAAAGATGAGTTATTCACCCGTGAATTTACAGAGCATGACCTACAACAGCTCGTTTGGGCGTGGTTTGCTTTATTGCGTGGCACGGAACTTTGCCAAGTGCTTCACCCAGCATTAAAACAAATTGGTTCGCACTATGCTGCACCAGTTCATGACATGGCTTACGAATATCGCAGCACTCTCCGTCATGCTCATAACGTATTGACACGCATTACAGAGCAATTTGAATGCGAGCAAGGAAATAACTGGCGCGTATTAAAATATCTTCGAGCCTATAACCCTAAAGCAACAGGATTTCAGCTAGACATCCTCTAAAACATCACAAAATCCGACCGCACTTTTGAAAAATTGTGCGAAGAATGGATTTTGCATAAAAATTATAAAAACACTTGATTACTTGCAAGTGAAAGTGTACTATATTTGGTAAGTTGCGGTTTTTGCGAATAGCAAACGCAAAATAAGTTTAGAAACAACCCTGATCGGAAACGGTCGGGGTTTTTTATTGGACGATTAACTCAGTCGGTAGAGTGGCAGCCTGTTAAGTTGTTTGTCGCTAGTTCAAGTCTAGCATCGTCCGCCATATATTCAGCTCACATGTATTAGTTTACTTGTGAGCTTTTTTATTTGAGGTAAAAAAATAATGCCTATGAAAGATCCAGATGTATGGGCTTTGATTTGGGCTTGGTTACAAATCAATTTTGGCAACGGTTCAATTCAAAGTGCTGGTGCAGCGGTTTTTATGTCGCTCTTAAGAATGGGATTTATGCGCAAGAAACCAGCATTTCGCTATGTATTCATTGATGCAATGATTTGTGCATCTATTGCTGGGGTGGCAGTGCCTGTGTGCACTCATATATTCGGTCACGCAGATTTTTCAGCTTTTTTCGGCACGATGATTGGATTTATCGGAACTGAGAAAATACGCGAATTCTTGTTTAAGTTTATTAATCGTAGGATTGACAAAGATGACAATGATTATTCCCGAAACGACATTCAATAAAGTTTTCCCAAAAGCAACCAAAGGGATTTATCAGGTAATATCAAAATATATTGATTTAGCTGGTTGTTTTAATAAACAGCAACAAGCGATGTTTCTTGCTCAGTGCGGGCACGAAACAGCGGGGTTTACCACTTTTAGCGAAAACTTAAATTACTCAGCAGATGGATTGATGAGAGTTTTCCGTAAGTACTTTCCTAACCCTAGCATTGCTCGCCAATACGAGCGCAAGCCAGAAAAGATTGCAAGCCGAGTATATGCTAGTCGAATGGGTAATGGCCCAGAAGAAACAATGGACGGTTGGAATTATCGTGGTCGTGGATTAATTCAAATCACTGGTAAGGATAACTATATCCGATTTGCCCATTGGTTAGGCGATACGATCAACCCTAAAGAAGTATCAAGTAATTTAGATTTAGCGGTCAAAGCGGCAGTCTGGTACTGGATTTTTAACGACTTGGCATCTATTGATTCCGTCCAAAAGGTAACGATTAGGATCAATGGTGGTACTAACGGTCTAGATGACCGATTCCGATTATTCCGTGCGTTAATGGTGGATTAGTATGGAGGGGTGGAATGGTTAATAAATCAACCCTGATTTATCTTGCAGCATTGGCTGGCCTGTGTGGTTGGATTTGGTTTCAACGCGGGGCGATAAATGACTTAAGAGCCGAAAACCAAGCACAGGCTAGCCTCATTGCAGAGCAGGAAAAGGTTAATCAATCGCTAAAAGATACGATTGAGATAGAGCGCCAAGCAGTAGAGCAACAGCGAGTTATTAACGATGAGATTAAACAAACAACACAAGACAAAGTGCAAGTTGTCAGAAAGATTATTAAATCACAGCCTTGTTATAACACTCGTATCTATGACGATGCTATTGAGCGGCTGCACTAATAAGGTAACAACTAAGACAGAGTATATCTATCCGCCTCAAGCTTTCTTAACTCCTTGTATTAAGACACCATTTACTGGTAGTACATACGGTGAGGCGGTAGAGCATTTAATCATAGTACAGGGCGAACGTGATATGTGTGCTAGTCAAATCACTAATATTAACAAGTGGATTAATCAAACTAAGGCCGCCAAATAAAGTGCGGTCTTTTTTTATCAACAAAAACAACAGGAGTAATTATGCTAACAATTAAAATCATCCAAGATGGTGTAACTACAATTACGGAGAGTGCAAATTTTGCATTTTACGATGAGACTTCTCGTGAGTACAAAGAGATGCTAAGACTGACTGGTAAGCTAAAAGATAAGCCGACCGCACTTAACGGTATTTACTATACCCAACCAATGTACGGAGACCAAGAGTGTAAAGAGGTTATCCGTGAGGAGTCAATCTACTGCTCTGCCCGAAACAATCCAACAGATAAAATCATTGGCGTAATGGTTGATTTTACACCAGACGACAAGTACGGAGAGCAAGGCATCGAGAAAGAGATTGTATACAGCTTAATTGGCACTGGAGACCATATCTACGTTACTAATGAGCAAGGTAAGACAGTCTTTAATATTTAGGTAAATCACAATGACAGGCCAAATAAAATTCGCAAACGATAAAAGCTCGGGTGAAAAGTTAGTTGAAATCGACTTTAACCCGGGTAACATCGGTGATGTCGTAGAGTGTAAACAACGCTTTGCACAAGCTATTAACCAAGTGATGGCTCACAAAGATAATGCATTTAACCAAGGTACACTAACGGCAGATAAAGAAATGCTATTAGATGAGGCGGTTAAACGCATTATTGATGCTCAAATGTGGGCAGTTAAAGCGATTACTTGGGGATTATAAAAGTCTTTTGAATGTCTGACAGCTTTAAATTGGTAGATGCCAAGCCTTCTCGGTAGTTTTGTTAGGACTAAATAACCCGATCAGAAATGGTCGGGTTTTTTGTTATCTAAAATTTAATGGGAGTCCAAAATGAATCTACAAAAAATTGAAAACTTTGAACAATTCTTAAAGGTAAATGACAAGCAACGTATTGTGACAAATTCTCGGCATATTGCCACGGTGTTTGGTAAACGTCACGATAACATCATCCGTGATATCAAAGCATTAGTTATTGAACAAGATTGCGGTGAGTTTGCTCTCCTCAATTTTGAGGAGACCTCATATATCGATGAATGGGGCAGAAAACAACCCATGTATCAGATGACTAAAAATGGATTTTTGCTTTTGGTAATGGGATATAGAACCAAAAAAGCAATGAAATTCAAAGTAGAGTTTATTAAAGCCTTTGATTTTATGCGTGAGAAATTACAGCAAGAAGGTTATAGCTTGATGCATAAATATAACGAATTGTGCATTGAGCATAAAGCGAAAAAAACATTTGCGAGTTTATGTGGTAAAGGATTAAGAGAATGGAAGGGCGATAAGCCTGTGCTAGAAGCAACTTTAAAACTTTTTGAAGATAAGATGCAGATTGAACTGCCTATTAAGTAAGGATTTTCTATGTCAGACGTGAAAGGAAAATCCACGTCTAATGGCGTGGGGAAGTTAACTGATAAACAAAAGCGATTTGTTGAAGAATATCTCGTTGATTTAAATGCAACGCAAGCTGCGATTAGAGCAGGATATAGTGAGCAAACAGCCTATTCAATCGGACAGCGGTTGTTGAAAAAAGTTGAAGTGCAAGAGGCAATTCAACAAGCCCAAAACAAGCGGTCGGAACGCACACAAATCACCCAAGACGAAGTAATTCGTCGCTTAATTGAAAATGTGGATATTTCAATGGGTAAGAAAGCAACGGTTATCACCATCCCAAGCAAAAGCGAAAATGGTGAAGTGGTAGGCAATGATGTAGCGCAGTTTGTGTATGAACCTTCTGCGGCAAATAAAGCGTTGGAGTTACTTGGTAAACATTTGGGTATCTTCAAAGACGGTGTCGATATTACTTCAGGTGGCAAACCATTACAGCCAACTATTATCGAACTTGTCGGGGTAAGTAGTGAGTAAAGTGCAGCTTTCTATTCCTGCCAAATTGATTGATGTATTCAAAGGTGAATGCCGTTATCGCGGTGCTTATGGCGGACGAGGCTCTGCCAAAACACGCACCTTTGCTTTAATGACGGCTGTTTGGGCGTATAAGCGAGATATGGCAGGAGACAGCGGTGTGATTTTATGCGCCCGTGAGTTTATGAACTCATTGGAGGAGTCTTCGCTTGAAGAGGTAAAACAGGCGATTCGCTCAACAGAATGGCTGTTGCCACATTTTATTATTGGTGAGAAATTTATTAAAACCAGAAGCGGTCGGATTTCTTACGTTTTTGCAGGTTTAAGGCATAACCTTGATAGCATTAAATCCAAAGCCCGTATTTTGCTGGCATGGGTAGAAGAAGCAGAAACCGTTAGCGAAATAGCGTGGCAGAAATTAGAGCCAACGGTGCGTGAGCATCAATCTGAAATTTGGGTAACGTGGAACCCTGAAAAACGAGGTTCGGCAACTGATGAACGATTTCGACAGCATAAGCCTGAAAACAGTAAGATTGTGGAAATGAACTACCACGACAATCCGTGGTTTCCTGCTGAGCTTGAGCAAACACGTCTGGCGGACAAGCAGCGTCTCGATGATGCTACTTATCGTTGGATTTGGCAAGGTGATTATCTCGAACAATCTGAAGCACAGATATTCCGTGATAAGTTCAAAGAACTGATGTTTACGCCGCAATCTGATTTCAACGGTCCATATTACGGATTAGACTTTGGTTTTGCGAACGACCCGACTGCTGCGGTGAAATGCTGGGTGTTCAACAATGATTTATATATTGAATATGAAGCGGGTAAAGTGCGGTTAGAGTTGGACGAAACGGCCGAATTTATCACACAACGTATTCCTGAATTTGCTCAACATAAAGTGCGGGCTGATTCGGCTCGACCTGAGTCGATTAGTTACCTTAGACGACACGGTGTGCCGCAAATGGAAGGTGTGAAAAAATGGCAAGGCTCGGTTGAAGATGGTATTGAGCATATCAAGTCTTACAACAAGGTGTACATTCACCCGCGTTGCAAAGAGACGCTCAATGAATTTCGCTTATACAGCTACAAAACAGACCGTTTGTCAGGTGATGTATTACCACAGATTATCGATGCAAATAACCACTACATAGACGCGCTGAGATATGCGCTCAATCCGTTGATACAAACCAAAAACGCCGCGGGCTTACTCTTTTCATCGTGAGGCTAAATGAATATCGAAAAACAAAGACAGGATTTCTTGGCGGCTATTTATGGCCTTGGAAATCAAAAACGCCGCACTTTGTGGGCTGAGTGTGGTTATCCGCAAAATCTATCATTTAAGCATTACTATAAGGCCTATACGCGAAATAGCGTTGGATTTGCCGCAGTAACGCGCCTAAGTGATGGTTGTTGGGTAGATGTGCCGACAATTGTTGAGGGTGCAAAAGATAACGAATCAACAGAAACATCAGCTTGGGAAAAGCGCGCGGATAAACTCTTTAAAAAGTTATGGAAAAGCATTAAAGAAGCCGACAAGCGAAACCTTGTGGGGCAATACTCCGCCTTGATTATCCAGGTGCGCGAAGAAGGCGTCACGAAATGGGAAGATGAACTACTACCCGGCTCGTTGACAAAATTAGAAGAGCTGGCATTGGTCAAACTTATTCCTGTTTGGCAAGAACAACTAACAGTAGCCGAATATCAAACCGATTTAAACAAGGAAGACTACGGCGAACCGGTCTATTACCAGTTTAATGAATCTGCCGTTGGTAAAAGTAAGAAAGGGCGCAGTATCAAAATCCACAAAAGCCGAATCATTTTATTGAATGAGGGTGGCGACGATAACCAGCCAGAAACTGGCGTGCCGTTACTTGAGCCAGGCTATAATAAATTACTGGATTTAGAAAAAACCTCCGGCGGTAGTGCTGAGGGTTTTTTGAAGAATGCAAGTCGACAATTAAGCATTAAGATGTCTGATAATGTGGATTTGCGAGAGCTTAAAAGACAGGCTGAGGCGATGGGGTATAAAGACGTTGTTGGTGCAATTAACGACCAAATACAGCGGTTAAATAATGGCATTGATTCAGCATTAATTACCCAAGAGGGAGATGCCTCCGTTCTTTCCGTTGCAGCGGCTGACCCTACCTCAACGTGGATGGTGGCGGCGAATGAGTTTGCGGCATCTATTCAGATCCCGTTTACGATTTTATTTGGGCAACAAACAGGGCGTCTAGCGTCAGATGAAGATAAAACAGACTGGGCTAATCGTTGCAATGGTCGAAGAAATGGGTTTTTGAGCTATGTTATTACGCAGATCCTGGAGCGCTTCTGGACGGTTGGCATTATCCCACCTCCAAAGAGCGGTGAAGTTACTATCTCGTGGTCTGATTTACTCGCACCAAGTGAGCGCGACAAGATAGCTAATGCTAAAGAACTTGCGGCAGTTGCAACAACATCACAGAGTGCCTACGGAATGTCTGTGATTAAGCCGAATGAAATCCGCGAGGTGCTCGGGTACGAACCGTTAAAAGATGATGAGATGCCGCCAATGGTAAAAGAGGAGATAGATCCGTTTGATTATCAACAAGAAGATAAAACCTCTACTGATACCGAGGAATAAAGCCGATCCGGTTGGCATGGGGCAAGAAATCGCTAAATCATTTAAACGTATCGACCAGATATTTAAGCAAATCAAAGTTGAAGTCAGGCAGTTGCTTGATATTAACCTTGCTCCGCGGTTTAAAACAAACGCGCTTGAAGAAATTACCTCCACGGATTTAGCAGAGTTGCTAGAAACAATACAGCGAATATTAGACCGGAATTTGTTATCAGGCGCAGAAGATGGTGGGCGGTTATGGTTTGATACATTTATTGATACTGCAACCAAAAAAGGCACGCAATCCGCAGTGACTGATTTAACCCTGCAATCAGAAACATACCGGAACAGTCGCAATCTTGGGTCAATCTTATTTAATCCGCAATACATGAAAACCCTCTCAATCGCTCATACGGCGAATTATGCAACGTGGAAGGGGGTTAGTGCGGCTGTAAGAAAAGAGCTGGCTGAGATTATCACTGAGGCGATATTTAACGGTGATAATGTAAAGGTTACCGCTCGAAGCATAAAAGATCGGTTAAATGTATCAAATCGCCGAGCAAAGCTGATCGCACAAACAGAGCAATTGGCGGCATATAGACGGGCGGAATGGGCAGAAGCAGAAGAAGCTAGAAAAGAGTTGGGGTTAAACACAAAGCTCCTGCACTTTTCGGCACTTAAACCAACCACTCGTCTTACGCATGCGGCACGTCACGGCAAATACTTTGATGTTGACGAGGTTAAGGAGTGGTATAGCAAGGATGGCAATCGGTTTAATTGTTACTGTAAGCAATCCGTAATCGTGCTGAATAAAGACGGCAAGAGCGATATAGAGCCATTACTTAAATCTCTGTCAGACGAAAGAGAAAATTGGGTTGGTGCATTAAGGAAGAAACGAAATGAAGAAAAATAACATTAATGTTTTGAGCGTACTGAATAGCCGAAACATTACAGAAGAAACGATCGACGGCGAAACGCATGTTGTTGTTAAAGGCGTGGTTCCGCTTGTTGATGATGTTGTGATGAATGGCGGCTTATACCCGGCGGCAGAAATCGATAAGGGTTATGCCACCTTAGACGGAAACGCAATGCCGTTAGGACACCCGGTGATTGATGGTAAATATGTTTCCGCGAGTGACGTGCGAGCGGTCAATAAACATCATATCGGCGCTTGGGCGCGTAATGCGCGGAAAGAAAACGGCAAGGTGCTCGTTGATATGTGTATTAACAAAAGATTTGCCGAAAGCACAGAGGGCGGAAAGCGTTTGCTTGGGCGACTTGATGACTTAGCCAACAACGCAGAAGCAGAGCCAATTCATGTATCAACAGGGTTAATCCTAAACAAAAAAGACGATAGCGGCACATCAAAAGGCAAGAAATATAATTGGGTTGCTACCAATATGTTTTTCGATCATATCGCCGTTTTGTTAGATCAGCCAGGGGCGGCCACACCTGATGATGGCGTAGGTATTTTTGTTAATTCAGACGGTGCGAATCTTGATGTTGAAAACGTTGATTTAAGCACCGCCTCAGACTGCCGAAAAGAAGGATGGCTAAACAAGGTTAAATTTTACCTGTCTGCCAATTCCGACTTGGCATTTGAAGAAATTAGCCGTGCTTTGTATGAGTTAGTCAACAAGCAAAGCGGGGGTAATTATAAGGCGTGGATTGAATCCGTTTATCCGAAGTATTTTATTTACGAATATGACGGCAAGAAATACAAACAGCCTTATTTTATTGGTGACGACAATCAAATTGAACTCACCGGCGAACGCGTAGAAGTCGTAAGACGAGTAGGTTACGAAGAAGTAAAAACTAATGGAGAACAAAACTCAATGAAAGAAAAAATCATTGCGGCATTAAACGCCGCCGGTGTGAAAAGCGATGGCTTGAATGACGATGAGCTTTTAACGGCTTATAACGAATTGCAAGCCAAGTCTAAAGATGAAAAAAAACCTAAAGATGGCAAACCGGAAGACAAGCCAAAAGACGACGAACTTGAAGAAAAAATCAAGAAAGCCGTTAACGCTGCATTAGCGCCAATTAATGCAAAGCTTGAGGCTAATCAAGCTGAAGATTTGGCGAAAAAGCGCGCCGCAGTTAAAAGCCACTTTGCCCTAGATGACGCCGCCGTGAACGCGTTGGAAGGTGAGGCACTTAATGGCTTATATGCAAAAACAATCAATCCGAACGGTATTAATGGTGCCATGGGCGCGTTAAATGCCGATGATGACTTACTTAACATGGAGGCGCCTGAATAATGGCTAAATTACGCTATCATACAATCATTGCCGGACCGGCACGAAAAAACGACCCGCAAACAATCGACGCACCGACAGCAGAAGCAATTCAGCCCGGTGCGTTAGTTTTTTTGGACGCTGGCAAATTAAAAAAACACGCAACAGCCGGTAAATCAACTCAAGCATTAGTAATGCAAACAAATTACATTGCAGGTGGTGATATCCGTAATGATGTACCACTTGGAGCTACTGGCGTGGCGGTAATCTGTGAACAAGACGTAGATTACTATGTGCGCGTGAAACAGGGTGAGTCTTTGAAAGTCGGCGACAAGTTAACCTCCAATGGCGATGGAACACTGAAAAAAGCCGGTGCGTCTGATGAAGCAATTTTTATTGCTCGTGAAACTTATACTGTTGCATCAGATGGTGTTGAATTAGTAAAAGTGCGTAAGGCATAAGGGGAATAAATGAATCGCATTGTTTTTAATAAAGAATTGGTAACAAACTCCGCACAAGTTAAGCAAGCGTGGGAGCAGTTGTTGTTACAACGCCAAGTATTTAACGTTAATCAACAAAACTTAGCCAACACTTACCAAAATTCGCTTGTTGTAAATCAGGCGGCGTTGGTCGATAAAGAATACTGGCGCGAAGTGGATAGCATCACTACCCGTGTTTTCCGCGACGACCAAGGCAATCCGATTTTGGATGACTTGTTGAGCCTTGGCTCCTCTATTTCAATCGGTAAAACCGTTGCAATGTATCGTGTATCAAGTGACGCCGGTATGGTCTCCCGTTCCATGAGCGGTCAAGTGCCAGAAAGCATGGATAAAGTGATCTACGACCAATACGGCGATCCGATTCCGATTTTCTCAACTGGTTACGGTCGTGAATGGCGTGAATGGCAAGGTATGCAAACCGAAAACATTGACGCTATGTCGGACGACCAAGAAGCGGCAACTGCGGCAATCCGTGCGAACATGGCTCAATATGTGTTACTTGGTGATGAAAATCTCAAAGTGGCTAACTTTAGCGCTAAAGGGATTACAAACCACGAAAACACCAATCAAATCAACCTTGGCTCAAGCGGCGGTTTAAATATCGACTTATCTACTGCCGATGGTGATAAGCTGATCGCCTTCTTCACTGGCGACTTTGCGAAAGTGCTGGATGATAATCTGGTTGGCGAAAAAGTGAAAGTATGGGTATCCCCTGAAATCAACCGCAATCTTGATCGTCCTTACTCTAACGCTAATGGCTTTAAAGAGGGTACGGTTAAGGATTACATCTTGCGTTATGGCCGCGTTGATTCCATTGAGCCTACATTTGCGCTCAAAGGTAACCACTTTGTGGCTTATGTGCGTAACCAACAGTACATCAAAACTCGCATTGCGGCTCCGGTCGGAACATTCTTGATCCCTCGTCAAAATCCGTTTGACAACTATAACTCCGTTGTTTGGTCGGCTTTCGGTTTACAAATCAAGCGCGATTTCAACGGAAAGAGCAAGGTGTTTAACGCAAAAGGTTAAGAATTGGGGCGAAAGCCCCTTTTCTTTTTTGGGGAGAAGGAATGAAGTTAATTAAAGTAATCAAGCGCGGGCTTTATGGCGTGGTAGATGGTGAGCTTTTGGCATTGCCGTTAGGCATGGAATTAAAAGTGGATGAAGTACCGGAAGCCTACATTGGCCGAGTGGAAGTTTTAAATGAAGCTGACGGCGAACTTGAAGTGGCAACCGGTAAGGTTAATAAAAAGAGCAAAGGTGAATAATCTATGGCGGTGCAAATTGAAATAGAAGATGCTGAATCAATGTTATCAAGCCTTGGATTTGCTCCGCCTGATACATTGCTAGAGCTTTACCTTGCGCAAGCGAATAGCCTTAGTGAAAAGTTTGCCAATGCCGACTACATGGAAGCAACGCAAAAGCTGATTATGCTTTACTTGGTCGCCATCTTTGCTATTTCTTCTGGCGCGCGCCGAATTGCCTCTGAATCATCCGCTAGTGGGGCAAGCCGAAGTTTTAACTATGCCGATGATGTAGCTAAGTTAAAAGCGGCAATTAATGCCCTAGATCCGCTTGGCATTGCTGACGACTTGCTACCGCAAGATAAAAAAACAGGCTTTTTTGTTGTTGTGGAGGGGTAGTCATGTCATCAACCGCGAACTGGAGCTATACCGCACAAGCCACAATCTGGAGATGCTTAGGGCGCAATGAGGACGGCATATTGACGTTTGATCGCCCGGTTGTCATTAAGTGTGACTACGGCATGAACACCAGAAAAGGCAGTCTAGATATTGGGCGTGAGCGAGTGATTAAAAACACCATCTGGACCGAGTATGGAAAGGCTGTTGTTGGTGATTATTTGCTAATCGGCAAATCAAACGAATCAGATCCAATTTCTGCCGGAGCAGAAGAAATCATCCACATTCAACGCTTTGCTGATACGTTCGATCGAAATGCTGACGACTACGCGTTGTTTACGGGCGGTGATTAATGGGTATTACAATCAACGGAATAGCGCAAGCTAAGCGACAGTTAGCCGATGTTATCGGGGAAACGGCAAGTGTAAAGGCAAATCGTGCGATGTTTAGAATATTGCACATTGTGGCACCACTTGCGGCCAAATATACGCCAATTGATACATCAACGCTTATTAATAGCCAATATTCCGAGGTTATGGTTAATGGTGCAATTCTTACCGGACGTATTGGATATTCCGCTAATTACGCTATCTACGTTCACGATCCGAACGTTAAGCAAACATTCCGCAAGCCTGGGGCGAAAAAAGAATTTTTGTCATCCGCTTTCAAAGAATCGGAATCGGCATTTGAGGGGATTATCAAAGAGGAAATGGGGTTATGATTTCGTTCGTTAAGGCGCTAAAAGCATGGATAGAAAAAAGCGGTCTGTTCCAAGGCTATGATATTCAACTTTATCAATGGGAAGATAAAAAAGGCGGCCCGTATGTTGTTATTCAGTCCAACGGTGGAGGTTCGCAAATATCAACCCTAGGTTCGGAACATTACTTGCTTGTGAGTCTGATTGCCAGTAAAGCCATGGGGTTTACGATTGAGGCTAAGGCAATTGAATTAATCAACTACGCTTTATCTAACCCTGTATCTGATTTCGGCTATATCGAAAACACCGGAGGGATTCCGCAACCAATCTTCACCACGGATAACCGCATGATTCTGCGGTTACAATTTCGTATTATTTACACAAAAGAGGAATAAAAATGGGTCAAGCACAAACAATTGACACTAGCAAAATGGTAGGCCGCTCTGTCGTTCTTGAGTATGCCAATCAGGACGCTAAACCGCAAGATGCGGAGTGGAAAGCGGCGGGCGCAATGAAGACTAAATCATGGGACTTTAGCCCTAACACCGTGACATCAGAAGCGGATGATGCAGGCGGCTTTCCTGAATCATTAGTAACAAACTCGGATTTTAGCATTTCCGGCGAGGGCGAATGGCGCCAACGCGATAAGGAAGGCGAGTTGGGTATCAATGCCCTTGTTGCGCTGTACGTTAAAGCGATTAAAGAGCGCAAACAACCTTTTGTCTGGGTGCGTTTAAAATACGGGACCATGACAATTATTGGGAAAATGATTATCACCGCATTAAGCAGTGAAGCGGCCACTAATGACTTAGTGACTTTTTCCATTGAATTTAAAGTTGGTGACGCATCAACTTTAGAAATTACTACCACGGCGTAGTTGCACTCCCCGTGCTTTATGTGCGGGGATAATTTATTTTTATGGGGTAGGTATGCAACCAATAACAGAAATTGGGGAAATGCTGATAACAACAAAGCAAAAAAGCTATTTTCTCAAGCCGTCATTTAAAAATATCTACCACTTGGGGAACTCAAGAGAGATTGTGCGAATTTATGCTGAATTACACGGGCAAGAGATTAAAGATGCCGCGCAAAAAATCCTCACTTCTAAAAGCCCGGTATTTCAAAATTACGCCCTAAAAAAACTTAACTCCCCGATTTTTGGACGGAAGATTTTAGCCAATGCAATGAATGTTATTGCTTGTTGTTGCGATGATGATGCAGGCTCTCTCATTGGGTACTGGATCGCCGGGAAAAATGGTGTCAAATATAGAAAAGGCGCTTTAAGCATTGAGCAAATTATTTTGATCGCTAAGTCACTAATGGAGCATGGCATTATTGGGCGAGCAAAATTAGACTTGCCACCACCAAGCGAAAGCAAAAACAATTACTCGAACGAGTTTAACATCATTGAGTATATTAGCCTTGCAAGAACGCATTTTGGTATGACGCGCGAAGAAGCGGAAAATCTGACGATGACCGAACTGCAAGAGCTATTAAAAAGCCAAATGCCGAAGAAAAAAGAAAGTCTTTTTACCGAAGAAGAATACAACGCCATCATGGACGAATACGAACGGGAAAAAGCAAAAGCCATAGGAGATTAAAAATGCAAGTAGGAGAAATCCATTTTGAAGTAGATATGGATACATCAAAACTGATGGAAGCTACGGGCAAAGTAGATCAGGCTATGGAATCAGTAGAGAAATCTACTAAGAAAGCGGAAAAAGGGTTTAAAAACGTAGAGAATCAGGTTAACAAGACAACACAAGCAATCCGCAATAGCACTGGTGATATGGGGAAGTTCGGATCAGTGCTAAAACGCCTTGGAATTGCTGTTGCTGATGGGAATCTCGATGTTAAAGAGCTTGCTACTGCTATTGGCGGATTAGGTTTCGCTTTTGGCGGGTTGGCGGGCGTTGCTGTTGCGGCGGGGAGTGCAATTGTTGCTAACTTTATCTCTCGCTTATCATCATCAAAGAGCGAGGTGGATAATCTTAAATCTGCTTTAAACGATCTTGATAAAGTAATTAAGTTTTCGGAAAACGGCGTTGCCGGATTGTCGAATGAATACGCGTTTTTAGCTAAGAGCAATTCCGCGCTTGCGCAAAATTTAAAGCAAGCGGCAATCAACGAATTTACATTTAAGGTTAGAAACGCAAAAGACGCAATCACAGAAATTGCAAAAGAGCAAAGTTCATGGTTTACCGGGGCAGCAGGAGGTCAGGTCTCTGTTGAGAATATGGGTAAAAGCCTTGCGAATCTCAAAATCACGACCGATGATTACAATACCGCATTAAAACAAACCGGCTATGCCTCTGATGAAATGGGGCGGATGATTAGTAGTAATATTACAGCTACCGTTACGCACTTATCGAAAGAATTTGCTATTAGCGCCGATGAAGCGTTTAAATTTGGTAAAAAACTTGCTGAAGCCGGAGAAAATCCAACTCCTGAGAGAGTTAATGAGTTAATAACTTATCTCAATATGTTAAAAGGCTCGACAAACGAGGGGGAAAAAGCCCTTGGGGAGTTTAGAAATAAACTTATTGATTCTGCGACAACTATAGCAAAAGTAACGGAATATCTGAAAGAGCTTAAAGGCGAAATGGGCGCATTAGCCTCCGCGGCGCAAAACTCCAACTTTGAATCAATGAAGAGATCGTTGGAGCAACAAAAAATAGCTTTAACGCAAGGTGCAGCGGCTGCTAAACAATATGCTATCGAACACGCAAATCTAAATGACGAGCAGAAAGAAATACTGGTCGCTATGAGCAATGAGAATGCGAAATTAGAAGAGCAGAAGAAGGCGAGAGAAAAAGCGGCAAAAGCGGCGGAAAGTGAGGGTAAAAAATCGGAAAGTGCGCATAGACAGGTCGCAGAACAGCTTGTAAGACTTGAAGAGCAATACCGCGTTACGCAAGCGAGACAGCAAGGCTTTAATATTGAAGCTGTCAAGATGGAAGCTAGAATGCGACTTGGTGCGGCGGCTACTGAGGCGCAAAAGAAAAAAGTCGAAGAATTAGCCGTAGCTATGTATAGCCTCTCAACCGTTGCGAGAAACTTTGACGCGTTACAAGCACAACAATCTCCGGTTATTGCGTTAGATCAGCAGTATCAACAACAAATGCAACAATTAGAGGAGTATAAAACCCTATATCCTCAACATATTGCAGAAGCTGAGGCGGTTAGATCGTCCATAGAAGATCAGTATCGCAAACAAAGACTTGATGCACAGTGGGATGAATGGAAACAGTCTAGTGACGGCGCCAAAATGTTTGGCGATGCCGTAGAAGCAATGGCTCAGGGGGCTACAGGGGCGTTAGCCGGAATTATGAGTGGAACCATGAGTGCAAGAGAGGCTTTCCAGTCTTTGGCAAACGTTGTGTTAAATAGCGTGATTGGCTCGATCGTTGAAATGGGCATGGCGCAGGTTAAGTCAATGATTATGGGGCAAGCGGCAGCTAAGGCGGCAGTTGCTTCTCAGATGGCGGAAGCAGCAGTGTTAACAGCAGCATTTACACCGGCGGCCACAATGGTATCCCTTGCCACACAGGGCGCTAATGCGGTAGGAGCCCAAGCGGCGATAACAAGCACGGCGGCTGTTGCAAAAGCGGCGGCGATCACTGGAAGAAAAAACGGAGGTGCGGTTTCCGCCAACCAAATGTACCGGGTCGCCGAAAATGGACAGCCTGAACTTTACCAAGCTAAAAACGGCATGCAGTACATGATTCCAGGTAGTTCCGGTCGTGTATATAGCAATAAGGATATGCGAAATAGCACAGGTGGGCCACAAGGCGGCGTAACGGTGATTGTTAATCAAACAAATCATTTTGGCGAAAGTGAGGGCTCAGTTGGCAACGAGCAGAGTTTAGCTAAGCAGTTGAGTGACCAGATCAGGGGTGCGGTACGCACTGAGTTAACAGCGCAAATGCGCTCCGGCGGGATGTTATCTAGATAATGGAAAAGTTTACTTTTAAGGTTAACCTAAATTCGCCTGTTTCATACGAGCCAAACATTAAAAGCATTAAGTTTGGTAATGGATATGAGCAGGTAATACAAGACGGCATTAATCACAACCTTAGAAAATATCAAGGGCTAACTATTGCGGTCAATAAGGAGAAAGGCAGGGAAATTCTTGCCTTTTTAAATCGGCATGGTGGGTATAAGAAATTTCAGTGGGAATGCCCTACCGGAGAAACTATTTTTGTTCGTTGCAAAACATGGACGCATACCCCACATTGGGCGGTTGATGAATTTTCTTTGAATTTTGAAGAAGTTTTGTGATTGCGGGCGTAGATTAATTGGTTTTTGTGGATATAATGTAATCGCCAATTTTATTATGGAGATTAATTACATGAAAAAACTACTATCTATCGCCTTATTTTCTGTGATTTTGTCAGGCTGTGTTTACTCAAGCAATTACGAAAGCGGAGCAAGAATTGATGAAACAAAGGTGCAAGAAATTGTAAAAGGTAAAACCTCTGAACAGCAAATTGTACAATGGTTCGGTGAGCCGCAGTTTAAAACAGTGTTAAATGACAAGGACACTAAGTACGTTTATACTCACACGGAATCATCCGCGTCAGCGCAAGCCTTTACCATGAACACAACTATGAGCTCAAAACAGACCACATTAGATGTTCTTGTTCGTGATGGTGTTGTGTTGAATTTCGCATTGCAAAAGTCAGATATGGCGCCCAAAATGACGCATAATACAAAACTTTAAATAGATTCGATTATTAAATTGACCGCCTTTTATGGGCGGTTTTTTATTGGAGCAAATATGCCAAAAAAACTACCCGATAAAATGACCGCACTTTTGCCGGAATTAGAACAGGGCGCCTTGATTGAACTGTGGGAGATTGATTTAAGACACATCTCAAGCAGTGCAGAACCAAGTACTAAAGGCGAGTTGTTGCGGTTTCACAACGGCTTAAATCAGTCACAGGTTAACTTGTGGTGGCAGGGTAACGAGTATCAAGCCTACCCAATTAAAGCAGATGGATTTGAGATTAGCGGACAAGGGCCAAGCAATAGACCGACATTGACCGTTTCCAACCTTTACGGATTGGTGACGGGCATTGTTGCGCACTTTGGGCAAGGAGTGGGGGCTAAAGTCACTCGGCGTCTTGTGTATGCTGAGCATTTAGACGCTAAAAACTTTCCGGGCGGCGTTAACCCTAATGCCGACCCAAATCAAGAGGTGCACAGTTACTATATCATTGAGCAGTTAAAATCGCTTGACGATCAACAGGCAACTTTTGAGCTTGCGTCCCCGGCTGAGACGGATAACGCAAAAATCCCGTTACTAATGATTACCTCCGACACTTGTATTTGGCAGTATCGGTCTGCGCAATGTGGTTACACTGGTGGCGCGGTGGCAGATGAGTTTGATAAGCCGACAAGTGACCTTAAAAAGGATAAGTGCTCACACTGCATAAGAGGTTGTAAATTGCGCTTTGGTGACAATGCGATTTTGCCTTTTGGTGGATTCCCAAGCACGACACAATACGGCAATTAATATGATTAATGACAAATTAAAACAAGAGATATTGGCGCACGCCGAACAATGCAAACCGCAGGAATCATGCGGTTTTGTTGTTTTTGACGGGGAACAAAATATCTACATCCCGTGCGAAAACGTATCCCTCGACCCAATTAATTATTTTGAGATCGAGCCAGAAGAATTTATCGGCGCTGAGGATGTTGGAAAGATTATTGCGTTAGTGCACTCACACCCTAGCTTTAATGATGAGCGCGGATTGCCTTATTTATCCACGGCAGACAGAGAGTGCCAAGTGCGGTTAGATTTAGATTTTTGGCTTGTGGTTGATGGTGATATTAGGTGTTTTCGCAACATCCAACCGCTGATCGGGCGGCAGTTTGAAAACAACAAACAAGACTGCCGCAATATCGTATTGGATAGCTATATGTTGTCCGGTGTTGATTTAGATGATAAGTCAGAGTATCCGTTTGACTGGTTTAAATCCTCCAATCTGTACGAGGAGGGATTGCAACGATGCGGATTTTACAAGTTGATGCAAGAGGATGACGTACAGCTTGGTGACATTATCCTAATCCAAGTCGGCGCCGATGTAGCTAATCATGCCGGGGTTTATTTGGGTAACCAAATGATGATACACCACAGCGAGGATAGATTATCGGCGCGTGTACCGTATAACGGATTTTGGCTCAAGCACACTCACTCAATATGGAGATTTGGAGATTGGTACAAGTTAAATTTTACGGCGATCTTAAACGATTTGCAGATAGCCCGATAGAGCTAGAGGTTAGCAATTTTAAAGAGCTCATGAGCGGGTTATTTACGCAGATTAAAGGGCTTAGACAGCACATCCGCAAAGGCTATTACAAAATCCGTGTAGGTAGTAAGTATCTCTCTGAGGAGCAACTTAAAACAACCCCAATCATTGATCTTAAAGATGGTTGTACAGTGCATTTAACGCCTGTAGTTGCCGGGGCGGGTAAAGGCGGTAATGTATTACAAATCGTTGCCGGAGTTGTGCTAATGGTTATTGCGTGGTACGCGCCACCAGCATGGGGTATGGCGGCTACCATGATGGGTGCAATGGGTGCATCACTTACATTATCCGGGGTTGTTGGATTGTTAACCAAGCCTCCGAGCATGAGTGACTACAGCAAAGATGGCGAAAAAAAACAAAGCACCTCGTTTAGCAATATCAAAAACTTAACCCCGCAAGGCAGACCAATCCCTTTGCTTTACGGCAAAATGCTAACAAGTCTTGTGCTTATATCACAAGGGGTTGAGACGTTTGACGATATGCCGACAAAGTAAAAAATAGATTTCATTTAGACCACGTTTTATGCGTGGTTTTTTATTTTAAGGATTAATAGATGGGTGGTAGTTCAAAAGGCGGCGGCGGACATACTCCGCACGAGGCGCCAGACTCTTTACGCTCGGCGCAAAAGCTACGCGCAATCGGTTTAATTTCGCTCGGACCAATTAAAGGGCCAGCGAACAAATGGAAAGACACGTATTTTGACAATACACCGATCCAAAATGCTAATGGTGTAGATGATAATGATGCCGCTAGTTTTAACTTTAAAAACACAGAGATCCAATACAATCTAGGCTATCAAGACCAAAAGCCATTAGAGGGATTTGAAGCATCTGAGCGAGAGGTATCTGTTGGAGCAGAGGTAAAACAGCAACATCCTATTACAAGATCGGTTATAGATCCAGATGTAACACGCTTACGTCTGACGATCGGCATAAATGCTTTGATTTCACAAAACGATCAAGGCGATACCAACGGCACATCGGTTGATTTCCAAATTTTAATCAACAACACGCCACGCGGAACGTATCAGATCGAGGGCAAATCATCATCTCGATTTTACCGCAGTTACGTCATAGATGATTTGCCGCCAAGACCATTTACGGTTACCGTCAAACGCGTGACTGCGGATAGCAAATCTCAACGCTTACAAAATGGCACGCATTGGGTAAGTTACACGGAGATTATCGACACCAAATTAAGCTATCCAAATATGGCTATTGTCGGCATTAAGACCGATAGCCGATACAACCCAAATTTTCCCAACATCAACTTTTTGCTGTATGGGCGTATTATCAAAATCCCGACAACTTACGACCCGGAAGCGCGCACGTACGCACCGGGATTGTGGCGCGGTGATTTTAAAATGGGGTGGACCAATAACCCTGCATGGATTTTTTACGACCTTATCACAGATAAATTAGCTGGCTTGGGTGAGCGCATTGGCGATTTTGGCATTGATAAATTTATGCTGTATGAGATTGCCAAATATTGTGATGAGCTTGTAGATGACGGCTACGGCGGTAAAGAGCCGCGCATGGTATCTAACTTATGGATTACCGAGCAAAGAGACGCTTATAACGTCATCTCTGATATGGCGTCCGTATTTAGAGCTATTGCAGTTTGGGATGGTACGCAATTTACCGCAATCCAAGATAGACCAACCGACCCGGTGTGCTTATACAGTCAATCAAACGTAGTTGACGGCAAATTTAGCCGACAATACACCGCAGGCAAGGCGATTTTTACCGCGGTTGAGGTTGAGTATGCGGATGAGCGCAACTTATATCAAAAAGCGATTGAGTACGTTGCTGATGATAGCATGATTGCCCGTTACGGTTACAACGTCAAAAAAATGACCGCTTATGGTTGCACCTCACGCGGTCAGGCTCATAGATACGGTAAATGGGTGTTGGAGACATCACGCCTTGAGCAATGTACGATTACTTTTGCCGTTGGACGACAAGGATTAATGCACTTACCAGGTGATATTATCGAGGTCGCAGATAACAACTATGCCGGCAAAGTTTTAGGCGGCCGAGTTGTTGCGATTAACGGTAAAAAGGTCACATTAGATCAGCCTGTAGAGATTAAGGGCGAGAGCTATCTAAACTACATCACTACCGATGGTTTGACAAAAATCAAAATTAAGTCGGTCGATAAATCTAATCCGGCAATCGTTGAGCTTGATAGTGTGCCGCAAGGGTTGAGTATTTTTGATAACTGGGTGCTTAAATCAGGCGTAGTGTCAACGCAACTCTACCGCGCGTTAGGCATTACCGAAAATGACGACGGAAGCTATACCATTACCGCATTACAGCATGAGCCACAAAAAGAGGGTATTGTTGATGGTAGTGCGAGCTTTATGCCGTCCGTTACTACATCTCATGGCGCAGGAGTTAATAAGCCCGCTAACGCAGATATTAGCTTTGGTGATGGCGGGGTTAAATTAACGTGGACCACGCCGACAAACCAAGGTGCGGTCAAGTATGACGTCAAATTATACCGTAACGGCAATCTATACAGCACTCACTTAGACTTAGACAGCCCGGAGATTAGTTTTGATAACCTGCCAAGCGGAAGCTATACGGTAGAGATACGAGGCAAAAACGGTTTAGGGCAACTGTCCGATCCGGTAACGCGCACGTTTGAGATTAATCTCAATATCCCTCGATTTGTGACTAAGTCGCTATTGTTTGCAATTGAGCTTGATTGGGATTTACCTAAGACGGCCACAGTCGGTAACTACACCGAGGTTTGGCGCAGTGCAACTAATGATATTAGCAAAGCGGTTAAAGTGGCAACCTTGCCATATCCACAAAATAACTACGTTATGAGTGGAGTGCCGTTGAGCGCGGAATACTATTTTTGGTTGCGTTGCGGCGATAAAAACGACAACAAAGGGGAATTTACTGCGGCCGTATTTGGTGAGGCAGATCATAATCCTGATAACTTGTTAAATGCGTTAGAAGGTAAAATCACCAAGTCACAACTTGGGCAAGAGCTTATCAACTCCATTAAAGCAGATATTAATAATGCTGTTGGAGAAGAAGCTAAAACAAGACAAACT